TTGAGTTGTATACTTTTAAGAATACGTTCTTCTGCTAGACGAATAAACAAAGGTAGGTTGTTTACGAAAGTTGTTTCGTCATTCTCTGTATAATCTTGAATAGATTGTTTTAGTTCGTCATATGTAAAGCTCATGTCATCACACTATCGTTATGTTTCCTACCATAGCACTATGATTGGTGCATTGATATACTAGAGATGTATCACTTGGTTCATGCGGCACAATAAACTGTGTCAACCCTGAAGTTGAATTGAAGTTGTCTGTAACCCCTGTGGTAAAAGCAGATCCACCATTGGATGTTCTAATCTGCAAGGGATGACTTCCTACATTTGCCGTGTTGTCTATTAGGTATGTGTGACCCTTGTAAAAAGTAAAATTTGGGTTATTACCCGCAGTAGCCCCAGGACCAGTAAAAGTATACGCAGACGACCCACTTGTTCCCGCTGTATACTTTGTAACAGGACCAGTTGTTTCATCATTCACTCGAATCCACGCTCCACCATGTGCAAAATACAGTCCTCCAGTTGCATGAACATGAGCTACTGCGCCATGATATGTGGACGCACTTGGTAGGTCACTAAGCGCACTATAATAAAATACAATTCTATTTGCGCCAGAGCTTACGTCTATAATACCGTCACTATTTATTATGTCTGTTAAAGTCGTGCCGTCTCCGAGAGCAGCATACACTTCGTC